TAATGACGCTGAGAAGTTTTCCTTTGAAAGTCTCAGCTTCATTCTCTCCGAATACTATCTTCGCCGGTATCTGAAGAATGTTTGAGCCGAGATCCACAAGCCCCTGCATGAATTCTTTAACATCTGTGGCTTTGGTGAGTTCTTCCCACGAAGCCTTGACGTCACCAAACGCCTTTTTTGTGTTCTCTCCAAAGTCATCAACATTGATACCCATACTCTTGAGAACACCATTAATAGCTTCACCAGCTTGTGATACTGTGCCTCTAATACCCAGCCAATCATGATCCCAAGCAACCCTGAGGGTGTAGAGACCCGCAATTAAGAGTGTGGGCCACGAGAATATAGTCTTGAACACGCCCACAATCAGATGACCACCAGTCACAACTATCTGCGAGAGCAAGCTCCATGCGGTGCCTGCAACCTTGAGTGTCAGGAACGCAGCACCCACACCAACAACAGCCTTGCCGAACGGCCCGAGTTCTTCGTATCCTGCCTTGATAGTATCTTTCAACGTCTTGAGAATGTCGGTCGGTTTCTCGATCTTCGAGCTGAAGTCTTCCATCCAGTTTGCCGCTTTCTGAATGAGAGGATTGAAACTCTTACCCAGAACCTCTCCAACATCACCGAGCGCTGACCAGAATCTCTTGATTCCCACCTGCGTAGTCTCTGAGAGCTGCTCGGCAAAGCCGTCATACTTCTGAATCACGAGGTCGATAGCTTCTCCGTTTCTGAGCTGCTCCTGAGTCAGTTCTCTGAGGAATGGGAGAGCTTCTCCAAGTTCGCCTGTCAATCCTGCCTGAGTTTTCGCAAGGTTCTTCATTGCACTGTTAAGGTCCATTCCTGTGACCTGAGATAATAGAGTAGCAGCAAGTGTGGCGTTCTCGATCTTTTCCTCAGCTATGCCGAGAGAAAGACCCAGAGCACCGAGTGCCTGATATGTTTCATTCCCCACACCTGTGAGGTGCTGAAGGTTTGTCGAGAGTTTGGTGATTCTGTCATATGTGCCCTGTGCATCTCTCGTGAACCTCTGAGCCGCGATCGAGAGTTTCATCATTGCCTGCTCCTGCTGACCCCAGAGTTCAATAGACTTCTTCAGTGTGGCCACAACAGAGACAGCTCCGAAAACTCCCATCAGGGTGCGACCGATCTGTTTCACTGTATTATCAAACGACGCGGCCTGAGTCTGCATCGTCTTGATTCCGTCTGTGAAAGGCCTTGAATTCAGACCTACATCAAAATTTAGTCCTTCGAAAGCCATAGTCATCAACTCCAAAAGAAAGAAGCGCTCAATCAAGAGCGCTCCCTCTATTCTGGCTTGCCTGTTTTGCCCTCTCCGCTTCGCGCCTTTCAAGCGTCGAGATTCCTGTTATTCCGTAGAGATAGATCAATTGATCTTCACGATTGAGGTTTCTCCATTCTTCGAGTGTGAGTCCAAACTTCTGTATGCAGAGCATCACTTTCAGAGCTTCGGGGACGTAGTCTTCTTCATACTCGAATCTGTCCCAGTCGTACCAGTCACGTACCCGGTACTCTAGCTCTTGCTGGGCAAAAAATCCAGCGCTTTGATGTCACTCGCAATCTTGTTGAGCTGATTTGCGGTGAAACCCAGATCCTTTAACGCCTGTTCAAACTCCTCTATCTTGTCGATTCCAAACTCTTCGACCATGTCAAGACAGATCATTATCATCAGAATCGAGATGTCATTTGTCCTCTTCTCCACAGCTTTAAGATAGTCAGAATCCGTCTTGTCGTACACCATTGACCAGCCGTAGTTTGGATCGTTCTTCGCCTGATCTAGGCTGAGGTTTTCTTCAATGAATTCTTTGCCTGTATTCTTGTTGATGAGTCTCATGGTCTTTGGAGCCTCGGGCGCGGGGTACTTCTCATGATACAGTTTCAGGACAGGATGATCTCCGAGCGGGTATATCTCGATCTCGGGGAACTCTTCCTTCATCTCTCCGTTCTCGTCGATCCGCGTTACCTTGATTACAGAGTATCCGTGAGACCTGAAGTATCCCTTCTTTGATTCATCCTTCATCATTTCTTTCAGATTAAGCCTTGACGCTTTCTGGGCGCTTGTTTTTGGCTTGTTTCCCAAGTCTGTTCCCTCCTTTTTTGATCTGTTTCCATGCAATCTTTGCGAGCTTCTCCGGGTAGTCTCCCCACGCCAGCTCGTCGTTCTCTATCGAGTTGGTTCTCGCCTTGATGGTTTGTGCAAATGTCGCGCACGCGTAGACCTGCTCCCACTGATCGAAAAGAGCCCATGCCTGAGCGAGAGCAACCCACGATTCGCGGAGCCACGGGCACTCAGCCACAGACTTTAGCATCCATTCAATAACCTCACCCGCATCTACCGTCTTGTCTTTTTTGTGCTTCTGCATGAGAGCCTGTGAGATATACCGCATTGAGAGTGCGCGGAGCTGTTCAATGACCATGCGGTTTTCACCTTCCTCAATCTCTTTCGTGAGATCAAGGTGTCTCTTAGCCTCTTCGATGGCCTCTTCAAACCTGTTGTGCATCATAAGTTCTCTCGCACGAAGCCATGAGAGCCGCTGATCTTTGGGATCTTCGGAGACGGCCTTGTCGATGAGTTTCTGATACTCTCTCGGTTTTGAGAGATCCTGATAATGCCAGCTGTGAATGTCTTCGCAGTATACTTCGAGCGTCTCACCGTTTCCATGCCATGCCAAGATTTCGTGAATTGGAGACTCCCAGTGATAACCGTGCCGGACGTGAATCTTCCATTGATACATTGAAGTCTTTGGTTTCGTACACTTTTCATCGAACCAGCTGAAGACGAAAGGCCAGCGAACGAGAGTGGCCTGCGGGTAAAGCTGAAAGATTTTCTCGACCTTCTCTCTCCAGCCCTTCTCCATCACTTCGTCGAGGTCAATGCAGAGGACCACATCGTAGTCATCAGGTACGTTCTCGAGAGAAATGTTTCTGGCTACATCGAATCGCCACGGTTCGATCTCTGCATGAAAGACATTGACTCCGCGTTCTTTGAGAAGCTCGACTGTGTTGTCGGTTGAGCCTGTGTCAGTAACAAAAACTCCATCCGCTTCTTGGATGGAGTCATACCATTGAGGCACATTCTTGGCCTCGTTCTTGCATATCGCATACACTGCGACCTTCAAGTTATCCCCTCCCTGTGTGTTACACGTCATCGTTCCTTTCTATTTCTATCAATGCGACCGTTCCGGTGTAGTATGCTGTACCGTCTGGTGCCCTGAGTGCCTGATTGAACTGGCAGCGCCCTTCTTGTGCCGTGTCAGCAAAGACTACATAAAATCTGCCCTGGTACTGTGAGCCGTCATCATTTTGCATCGGGAACGTGAGAGTCATTGGGTTCGCGACGTTCGGCTTTGCCTTTAGAAAATCATAGAGCTTCGATACTTCCCTCTGCGTAGCTACTCCGTTTTCATCCCAAGTGAGCAAGAAATACTGGAACGTTGAACCCTGCTCGGTTTCCCACTTATCGACTATCTCCCCACTCTCCGCATCCGTCTCTGTGGGAGCGTTCGGAGAATGAAGCCAGTTCTCATAGTCTTTCGGCTTGAGCTGTATTACCTCGCCACCGTATTCAAGACTAATCATAGAGATCACCACACTTTATCGTGATTGATTCAGTTCCGTTCAGGTAGTCCAGAGAAGCGTCTGGGTCGATATGACAGACTCCGAGATATTCTTCGCTAGAATCCCTTGAGTTCGCGACCTTGAGCCTGAATTTCTTGTCTCTGTATTCTTCGAGAATGTTGTCTTGAGATTCGATGAGGTCTTTCCCCACCGAGACCGTGTATGTCTTGTTGCCCGAGACTTTCAAGGGTGCTCCGTCAACATTGAGATACCCTGTTTTCTCTTCGTTCTCGGTAACCGTCAGGTCAACGAGAGCCGGGACGGTTTCAACCGTTCCCGAGGCTTCGAGATATTCAAGTGCAACAACCGGTTCTTGATATTCGACAGCAAGGTTATATTCAATTTCTACCAGTGCCTTGCGCCTTGGGGCGGTAGCAAATGTCACATTGGTAGTCGCAACGGTTACATCTGTGTCTTCGAGACCATTCACATATGCCTTGATGTTTGATGTGCCGCTTGGTGTCTCTGAGAGAGTGAACACCGTAGTGTAACCGTCTCCTTCGAATACGTCTAATTGTTTCTGCTGATTTAGTTCAACCAGTACGCCGTCTCTATCTGCGACAAATCCAACCCCAGCACCAATTTCTGTTGTTTGAGGAATGAGGAGCATGTATAGAACTTCATGATCTCCATCTGCCACGGTTGCCGTGCAGGTAGTCCCCACAACAGTACCGGTCACACCTCCGGTGACTTCACAGTTCCCCTTGCCAGCATACGAAAGTGTTGCAGTGTTGCTTGCAAAAGTCACTGTCTCCTTATACCAACGTCTCAGCAACTTCCAGCCGTTGTCATAGTATATTTCGTCTCTTACATCTGAGTTTCCATACAGCTCATAATCTAAATACATTGAATCCGTGTTCACAACTTCACCTCCATTAGAGGTTCAAGATATTTGCGTATCAGGCCAAATGAATCACACCACATTAACCAACCTAAATAACTAGCTATCGTTCTACGTGCTCTCTCATCTATCCCTTCAGTTTGTATGTTCATCATCGCTTTCTTAAATCTTCTTGCAGTAGATTTTCTCAACAAAGTTCTATTACCAAATGATCTATACCCTAAGAAGTCAATCCCTCTTGTGTATGTTGGAAATACTTGCCAGTTATCTTTTATCTCAATTCCGAGATACTTCTGAAAGTACCAACCAGTTTCATATCGCAACCAATGAAGGAACTTCTTGCTCTTATGCAGCACCACAACATCATCCATGTATCTGAAGTAGTATTTGACTCTCTTCTTTTCCTTCATCCAGTGATCGTACTGAGAAAGATAAAAGTTTGCAAAATATTGTGACGTGTAATTTCCTATTGGTATGCCCTTATCTCCTTCGATGCTGTCAATAATTTCATCTAATAACCACAGAAGATCAGGATCTTTGAATTTTCTCCTTAGAGCTACTTTCAGATTCAAATGAGGGATACTTGGGTAATATTTCTTAACATCTAGTTTTAGACAGTATCTAGTTTCTTCTTTATCCTTAAGAGCTTTGTGTAACCTTCTTAATCCCAAATGTATCCCTTTACCCGGCAAAGCCGAGTAAGTATCATAGATCAGATTGTTAAGAAAGACTGGTTCAATAACTTGCAATATCGCCCATTGCACGATCCTGTCTGGATAGTACGGCAGTTTGTAAATTGTTCTGACTTTGCCGGTATCGTTTCTCTCGAAGATCTCATACTTGGATGTTTTATAAGTCTTTTCTCTGAGCATCCAGTGGATCTGATCTGCATAGTAATGAGGATCTTTGTTAACCATCTTGACTTCGCTGTACCATGATTTACCGCGTCTTGCATTTTTGTGAGCAAGAAGAATATTGTCAATATCATAGATCAAAGGATAAAGATTGCCGTATCGTTTCATCTTTCCTCCTGCTTTGTGCCGTGCCCGAACGTTCGGCGTACCTACCAGTACGAGCTTGACGTATTCCTGTTTTGCCAAGAGGCACGGTCTGTGATTGGATAAATGCACCTAATTTACGCACAAAGCTGGTGCGTGCTCCGATGTTCTGATTCCGATTAGCAAACGAATTATTCAGATTCCAATAGAAAGGCCCTGCATTCGAGCCGTTATTCCAATCGCTGCCCTGTTGAAAGCAGGTTCCTTCAATCACAGACCAAACTTGTATGTTAATGTACCAAAATTGTTACAAACCGCGGAAAACCATTAAACCGTAGGAACAAAACAGGCGCGCGCCCCGAAGTACTGACTCCGAATAGCAAACGAATTACTCAGATGCCAATAGAAAGGCCCCGCACGCGAGCCGCTACTCCAAACGCCGCCCCGTCGAAAGCAGTTTGTGGTATAACTCGCCGGAGCGTACAGATAGTCGCATACATATTTGGATGCAGACGGACTGTCTGTTTGAACACTTTTCGGCAAGAATAGCCCGAGAGCGTCGGGATGCCAGATAAAGTTCTTCAGATA